GCTGTTCGGGGATCGCTTGAAGAACGAGTTTGAGCCAGTCTTCCACTTCACCGCAGGAGGAAGGGCGAAGACGAGGTTTGAAAGCGTGTCTCATAGATCTAGCAACGTCCCGTCAGGCTCCAAGGGAACGAGCAGCAGCCTACAAGGGATCGAGGACCCGTTCCTTGGTCGCGGTGAAGGGATTGCCCTCCCAGGAAACGTTCTGAGACTTCCTCCAGACAGCGCAGGGCTTGGTGCTCACGCTGCTCGATTCCCGGCAGCCCTCCCTGCGTTCTTCATCAAGGCATTCTCCGACGCATCCGATGCGATCTTCGACCCATTCCTTGGCAGCGGAACGACACTGATCGCAGCAGCGAAGGAGGGGCGCACTTGCTACGGCGTCGAGATCAGCGAGGGCTACTGCGACGTCATCCGCAAACGGTGGACAGCATGGGCCAAGGAGGCAGGGCAAGACCCAGGACCCGGAGCGCTTGACTGATGGCCCGTCTCGATGGCTCTGCTGAGCCGTCCGCATTCAGCGCGGTCATTCCAGGCCCTCCGATCGGAAAGGGTCGCCCCAGGTCAACCGTCCGCGGCGGACACGTTCGCACCTTCACCCCGAAGCCGACGGCAGAGTGGGAAGCTCGAGCCGCTGTCGTCCTGCGGGATGCATGGGGAGGTCGAGCCCCAATAGGTGGAGGAGCTCGAGTAGAGATTCTGGCGCGCTTTCCGCGCCCCCAGCGCATGATCTGGAAGCGGAAAGCGATGCCGGAGGCACCTCACATTGCATCCCCAGACGCAGACAATGTCGCGAAGATTGTCCTGGATGCGGCAGAGAAAGCCGGCGTGATCAGGAACGACCGCACTGTCTATTCTCTAACGATTCGGAAGGTCTACGCCTCTGGGACCGACTCCCCCGGGGTCTTCGTCCGTTTCCGCTTCGACTGAGGATGTATGTTCGGGTGAGGCTCTTTCTTCACTGTGAGGTTGTCTGTGGCGGGTCGAACAACGAGAGAGGAGAAGCTCCAGCGAATCGGGCTCCTCGAGCGAGCGATCTCCGAGGTCGGCTGGAGCATGCAGCTCAAGCGGCGCCTGGCCGCGGAGTTCGGGTGTTCGACCAGGACGATCGATCAGTACAGGTGCGATCTCGTCGCCGGCTACCAGACGGAGCTCGAGGGGCACGAGCTCGAGACTCAGCGCGCGGAGTTCCTGGTTCGCCTTCGAGGACATCAGCGAGCTGCTCTGTCTGCCGGTCGCCTGGGCTCCCTGGCTGGGATGATGAACATCGAGAGCAGGATCCTGGGCCTGGACAAGGCAGCAGCAGAGCCAGGCCCCTCGAGCGTCGAGGTCATCCTCCGGGTGCCGGAGATCCTGGACAATGAAAGCGACTCTTGAGGTCCCATATGTCCCGTTCGGAGCTCAGATCGAGGCGCACATGGCGACAGAGGACACCGTCCTGCTTGCTGGGGGCTGGGGCTCGGGCAAGACGTGGTGGCTCCTGGCTGAAGCTCTGAGGAACGTCGCGGCGAACCCTGGCCGGATCGGGGCCATCGTGTCGCCCACCTACCCTCTCCAGCGCCGCACCATCTACCGCTCGATCATCGACCTGTTCCCGGGAGCTACTCGCTGGCCCTCTGGGAACGACGACGCCAGGGCCTGCCTGGGGCCGCTCGTCGCTGACTGGAGCTCTCGCGACAGGGTCCTTCGGATGTACAACGGAGCGGAGATCGTCTTCTGCTCCGCGGAGGACCCCGGGAGCCTCGAGGGGGCGACGTATGCCTGGGCCTGCCTGGATGAGCCTCGACTCGTTCGCCATGACTCCTGGCGGATCCTCAATTCCCGGGTGCGTGACCCGAAGTCGAAGAAGCTCCGGCGCTCTGTCGCTGGAGTCCCCTCGATGGGCTGGATGTGGGAGGAGTTCGGCCGCGAGCTGCCAGGGCGCCGCATCGTCAGAGCCTCGACCGCAGACAATCCGCACCTCCCCCCTGGATATGTCGATCACCTGAACCTGTCTGACCGGCTCGCCAGGGCTTATCTGCACGGAGAGTTCGTAGTCCTCGAGGGCGTCGTGTATTGGACCTATGGGCCGGAGTCGATCGTGGATGTCCAGGTCGATCCGTCCAGGGAGTCCTTCGGCTTCCTGGACTTCGGGGGGCGTAAGCCGTACTTCGGCCTGATTCAGGTCGTCCCGGAGCTGGGGGAGGTCGTCGTCGAGGAGGTTGTATGCGCCGACATCCTCGAGGCTCGTCACGCCAGGGACATCGCATCGTTCCTTCGCGGTATGGGCGTCCGAATGCTCGACTGTTACTGCGACCCTGCTGGTCGAGCCAGGAACGCCCAGACGGGGCTCTCCTCTCTTCGGGTCTACGAGGACGCCTTCATCGAGGGCGGCGCCCTGTCCGGGAGCATGCTCTACCCTCGGGGGCCAGTCGAGCGCCACATCCCGAACGGGGTCGAGGCTGTTCGAGCTCGCCTCCAGGCGCACGACGGATCGCGCTCTCTGTTCGTCGCCAAGCACCTGACTGAGTCTGAGCGGACGACCCGATATCCTGGGGGCTCTGTGGGAATCCACGGGGGCCTGATGGGCTATCGCTACCCCAAGGGGAGGAAGCACTCGAACGTCCCAGACAAGGACGGGATTCACGACCATAGCTGCGACGCTCTCCGGTATGCGATCGTGACCCGTCACGGCGTGCTAGATCCCCCCGACATCGCCGCGATGAACCCATCTGATGACTCAGTGGGGGCGCTCCGCTACGGTGGGGGCTCCATCGACCTGGAGGACTTCTGATGCCTGAGACTCCCTGGGCAAAGCTGGGATCGCTCTTCGTTACGAGAGAGCACGCAGAGCATGCGGCCCGCCAGGGGCGCCCCATCGCCATCTACCCCAGCGGGCTCGAGAGCCTGTCTTCCTCGTTCTCTCCTGGCAGCTCTGGAGCGAGCGAGCTCCGGCGCCAGTCGTCCTACGTCGGCACCCTGCCATCGGCGGGCGTCGTGGACATGGACTCGAACCGGAAGCTCCGGCCCTCAGACCTTCGGGGTGACCTGGGATACGTCGGCATCTATGACCAGATGCGCCTCGAGGATCCGGTTATCAAGGCGATCACCGCAGCGTGGACCCTGCCGATCATGCGGTCGGCCTGGACCGTCGAGCCGAACGGCGACGACCGACCAGCGCTCGAGCTCGCTGAGTTCGTCCAGGCGAACCTCTGGGAGTACATGCGTGGAGGCTTCTATGCCTTCATCGAGCAGGCAGTGACCGCAGTCTGGCGAGGCTTCTCGCTCTTCGAGATCGTCTTCAAGTTCGACAAGTCGATCGGGAAGATCCGACTAGATGAGCTCTCTCCGATGCTTCCTCGAACGATCTACGAGTGGGGCCGCTACCCGGACGGGCGATGGGGCTGCATACAGCAGGCGTACACGGGCGACCCTGACGTGGGACGGAGCCTCGCAGACTACTCGACGACCGCCTTCGGGCCAGACAAGCTCCTGCACTTCGCCTGGGATCCAGCCGGTGACGACCCGGAGGGCACCAGCATCCTTCGGCCCTGCTATGGCGGCTGGAAGAGCAGGCGCCTGTACCTCAAGCTCGAGGCCACCGGCTACGAGCGGGGCGCCTTCGGGATCCCATACGTCGAGGTGGACCCCGCAGCCAGGACAGGAGACAGCGCGACGGTCAACGAGATCCTTCGAGAGCTCAGGACCGGCGCTCGAGCCTGGGCGAGCTTCCCTCCTGGCTACTCGCTCAAGTTCGCTGACTTCCCGATGAAGGGCACGGACATCCGGGAGGCGCGTCGAGCTGCCGGGATGGATATGGCGCGGAGCGCCCTGGCTCCGTTCCTGTTCACTGGCGAGCCCGGAGCCGGGGGCGCCTATGCCCTGGTCAAGGGGCACCAGGACTTCTTCCAAATGGCGCTTCAGACTTGCGCGGACGGACTCGCCGCGCTGCTCTCTGATGGTCCGAACTCGCTCATCAAGCGTCTTGTTTCGATGAACTACGATGGGGTGAATGCCTATCCGTATCTCTCGCCAGGAGCGATCTCGATCGGAGATCCTGACAAGCTTGTCAAGGCGATCAAGGCAGCAACAGAGGCCGGCGTGCTGATGCCGGATCGTCAGATCGAGGACTCCGTTCGGTCGGCTCTGGGACTCCCGGAGGTCACCGACGGCACCCCTCCCCAGGCGAACGCCCCGATCGAGGTCGAGCCGGGAGAGCCCCCGCCCAGCCCACCGACTCCCGCGACCCGCAAGGAGCAGAAGGGAACGACGGACGAGCAGGACGAGAAGATCGAAGAGGATGCGAAGGGCCTCGAGGCGATGGCAGACAGGCTCGTCATCAACGAGCTACAGGGGCCGCGACTCGCCAGGAACGGGCGGGAGCTCCGCCCAGAGGAAACGGTCGTGCGGCTAGATGAGACTCTCGCCCCGATGGTCGGCACGAAGGAGGCTGTCGCCCATACCGTCAAGACGTGGCGGGACGCTATCGCCCCTATCTACGCCGACCGCCTCGCGAAGGCTGGCGACCTGGGGAAGATGCGGACTGTCCAGGTGCCAGACCAGGGGAAGCTCGTGCAGATCCTCCAGGTCGAGCTCCGTCGAGCGTATCGAGCTGGGCGGGAAGCTGTCCGCTCCGAGGTGGAGCGCATCGAGGCAGACCCGGAGCTCGCCCAGAAGATCGCAGAGGGAGAGGTCGAGGTCACGCGGGATGAGGTCATCGTCGAGGGCGAGGCCCTGGCGGGACAGCTCCGGCTCCCCGGCTGCGGATGCTCGAAGCCGCGCCCCGGGATGCTGGTGGCTCTGACGGAGCTACTCGCGAAGCTCCCGAAGAAGCCGGTCAAGCGTCGGAAGGTCCGGGCACCGAAGCCGAAGGCTGACGGCGAGTCGCTCGCTGACGACATCGACCCGGAGAAGATGATCCGGGCCATCGCGGAAACGACGGCCGACCGGGCTGCTGACCGGATCAAGAACGACTCGATGACAGCGGTCCAGGCTGCGAGCCTCGGAGGCGAGATCGAAGGCGAGGACATCGTAGAGATCGTTCGGGCATCGCTCGCGGGGCTCTCGATCGGGCAGGATCTTGTCCAGGCTCAGCGCGACGTGAATACCGTGTTCGGGGTCGGTCGCATCCAGGAGGCCAGGGCTGAGGATGTCGAATATGGGATCTATTCCACGATGTTGGAGTCGAACACCTGTCCCGCCTGCGAGATCAAGGACGGCGCTGAGTTCCCCATCAGCAAGCTCGACGACTACGCCACCCCGAACCCGGAGTGCCTCGGCGGCGATATGTGCAACTGCCTGATCCTCTTCGTCCCGAAGCAGGGTTGACGGATGTCGGGGACGGTGGAAGGCTCTGAGCGATGCCCCTCCCGAACGAACACGCCGCCCGACAGGAAGACCCTGACGGCTTCGTCAGCTTCCGAAGAGGAAGCCTGGACGGTGCTCCTGATGGGGTGTCCGTCATCTACGGAATCCGCGAGGACGGCTCATCTGAGATCCAAAGCATCAGGGCTGACGCGGGGAAGCTCAGCGTCGAGGACTTCCGGTCCTGGCTGGAGTCAGTCAACCTCCGGGCCAGCATCGAGGAGGCTGTGGGCGTGATGTCGGAAATCTGGGGAGCCCCCCTCAGCTGCGTACTCTCCGAGGGAGGGTCATCGTGGGTCGAGGTGGTCCGGTCTGGCGTCTTCTACGGCAACAGCGGGCCGAAGCCCAGGAGGGTCGAGCTGACTGCCGGCGACATCTCAGCGATGGCTGCGAACTGGATGACTGTCCAGGCTGAGCAGTGGTTCGCCGACGGCGCTCCGGTTGGGTACAACCACGCGAGCGCATTCGGGGCTGTCGACCCGGAGAGCACGAAGGCGGCGGCGCGGATTATCGATGTTGAGGTGCGGTCGAACGATAAGGGCGGCGTGAGCTTGTGGGGCCTGTTCAGCTGGACCGACGAGGGAGCCCGGAGAGTATCCGCAGGAGAATTCGCAGCCGTATCTGCCGAACTGCTCCCCCCGTCGTCCGCGACATCGAAGCTGACCGGCGAGAAGCTCGGATCTTACGTTTTGGTCGGAGCCACTTTGACGAACACACCTTTCATTCCCGGCATGACAGCACCAGTCGCTGCCGGTATGGTTGCCGCATCGGAGGCGACCTACCTCACCGAATTCAAGGAGCCTGAAGCCATGCCAGACGAGCGAAACCCGACCTTGACCGCGCTGACGGAGCTGGTCAGTAAGCCCGAGGGCGAGCTGCTCTCCGAGATCAAGCGACTCCAGGCTGAGGCCGGGAAGCTCGCCACCCTGACTGAGGCGCTCGAAACGGCGACGACCGATCTCGAGGCATTCCGAGAGAAGACGGTCGCCCTCGAGGACCGCGAGAAGACTCGGATCCTCGACGCCGCCTGCTCGACCGGGCGCATCGCGCCGACTGAGCGCGACGACTACTGGTCGGTGCTCCAGACCCTGGGCGAGGACAAGGCGAACCGCCTGTTCGCGGAGGGGCGGCTTCCCGTCACTCGCGAGTCTGCTCAGATCGAGGCCAGCGAGCCCGATGCAGTGGCTCCGCATGACAACTTCCTCTCCCTGCTCGACTCGGCCAGGGCCGAGGGTCTGTCCGAGGCGGAAGCCTGGACCCGCACCAGCGCGAAGCTCGGCGCGAACCTCTACAGCCAGGAGAAC